CGTAAGCTATATTTATGTACGAATTAGTATCTTCCTGTCTTTCACAAGTTTTTACAGTATATGTATTATAACTAATATATTCGTAAACGGGCTCATTTACTCTTATTCCTGGTTCTATGTTTATCTTAGTTTTTTCTTCTAATTTATTCTTACTGTCTATTTCCAACTCATGCATTACTGTTTTAAATAAATCTGCGTGGAAAGCTGGTTTTAAATAATTAAAGTTATCAATATCGTCTTCTACGTTATTTACTTTTATTTTAAAATCCAATTGTCTACCATAAGTTTGTATATCAATTTTAAAATCGTTTGATATATTTTTCATACATAATGCTCCCTTTTTTTATTAGAAATAACTGCACAGCTATAACCTTCGACTTTTCCTAAATATTTTTGGTCATACTCCTGGTCATTAGAATAACAAGACATATTTTTGATTGTTTTCTTCAAATCTGGATTATAAAATGTAACTTTATTTTCTGCCTTATTAAAAAGAGATAGGATTTCTCCTACCTCTTCTTCATTCAATTTTCTAAATGTCATCGTGATTTTTGGATATATTCCTTTCAATGTTCCAGAGTTGTCTCCTGATAATGCCCTTCCAGTATCTTTGCCCCATATCTTATGATAACCAAACTTAGCACTCGTAAGATATTGAGCCATATTTGTTCCATCTATAATTAAGCTGTCTTTATTTATTAGCATAGATTACCTCCCATTCTTAGCAAAGGCAAGTTGTTGACTTCTTTTAGTCATTTGCCTTTGAATTAGTTTTCCATCTAAATACACATTGACAATTCCACTTCCACCCATTTTGGATACAATCTTATCTGCTATAAGTTCTAGACCCTCTGTATTATTTTCAAGCGGAACTATTGCTTCTTTTCCTGCTTCTCCTATGACAGCTGTTGTTGGTTGTGCTATAACACCACCTTTTGCTAGACGTGGCAAATTAAATGTGTTAATTTTTCCTAAGTTTATTCCTGGTACTTGGTTGACTTTGTCTATTAATCCATTTACTGCCCTAATCGGTGCATTAAGAGTATTTTCAATTGCCCACATAACACCATTTACTATTGCTTTAAATGCTCCTGATATTGTTGAACCTACCGTCTTTCCAATATTAATAGCAATCTTCCCAATTATGTTTGCCATTGTCTTTACAGTATTTACTATACCATTCCAAATATTTCCAAATATATTCTTAACATTTTGCCAAGCTGCTTTCCAATCACCAGCAAAGATATTTTTGAAAAATGCAATAAATTCGTCAAAGTTTGCCTTTATTCCTTTGAATATTACATCAAACCAGTCTAGTATGTCTTGCAATCCTGCTACAAAGTTGTCGTAAATGTCTCCAATAGTATCTCCAAACATTTCACGAACCCAGTCACTTTTGCCTGTTAACCAGTCTATTATTCCTTGAAAAAATGCTTTTATGTTGTCCCAGTATTTAACTATTGTTCCCCATATTAAAACTATTGCTCCAATGATAACACCTAGTAAACTTCCTGTAGCTATTGCTATAATCGTTCCTAAGCCTATTATTGCTATACCAATACCTTGAATAAATTTTCCTAAATTTGTAAAAGTCGGATTTTTTAAGTATTCAAGCAACGATTGAACCGCATATACTATTCCCCCTATTAGCATACCTAATCCTAAAGATACTATGCCACCCAGCCCTAACTTTAGAGCTAGAACTGTCATTGCAATTCCTAAAACTAAATCTTTGTTGTCTATAATCCATTGTAGCCATTTAGGAACTTCTGCTTTCCATGTGCTTAAATCCATACTTGGAAATGATATTCCTGTTCCTGCATTTCCTGATGTGCTTCCGTCATCTTGCAAAATATTCATTTCATCAAAGCCTTGCAAAGATTTCTGAATTTCCTTTGCTGCTTTTGCTGTTCCACCAGCACTGTTCTTCATCTTTTGAAAGTTCTTCACACTTGAATTGCTAAACAAATTTATTCCAAACCATGCACTTGCAATAGCGTTGACGTATGATAAAACTGTGTATAGTAGTTTAATTAACCACTGAACAGCAGGAACTAATAAATTTGCTACACAAAATCGCATATATTCAAAGTCTGCTGCAATTTGCGGATTATATTGAGAAACAGCACTTATTGCACCTTTAACTGCACTAAATGCTGTTCTAATTCCAAATATAGCCATAGACATTTTGCCTAGCTTTGCTATGGAAGTTTGCAATTTCTTGCCTACATTATCTATTCCATTTTGGACCTTATTTAATTCTATCTTGTCTATCTTCTGCTTAAACTCCGATATTTTAGTATTGTTTTCTGTTTGTCTAGCTTTAATCTTTTGTAGTCTGGTATGTACTTTTTCTATACCTTTTGCTTGCTTTTCTATTTCATCATTTGTTACTGAATAAAGTGCCTGTAAGTTTAACATTTGATTTGTGTCTGTTACTTGCAACTTTCCGTTTTTCATAACTTGTAGTGACTGCATTTTTTGCTTATACTCTTCTGCCTTCTGAGTTAACTCATTATACTTATCAATCTGTCTTTGTAATACTCTTTCTTCTTGACTTGTATTTGAATTGTCTGTTTGTAGCTTCTTAATTTTATTTTCTAGTTCAGCCTTATCTTTGTCTATTTCACTATTATCTAGTTTAGTCTTAATTTTTAAGTATCCATTTACTGACATTTTCTCTTTCACCTGCCTTTTAATTGCTGTTCAAATAATCTGTCTAGTCTCTTTTGTTCTTCTGTCTTTTCAATTTTCTTATGTTTTAATGCTACTTGCTCTTTTTGCTTTATCCATTTTGCTTTTTCTTTGCTATCCTTAATTGTACTTATGTCATAATCTCTTACAAATCTCACTCTGCTTAAAATACTGTTTTCACTTAGTCCGACAGAGTAAATTGTAAAATTCCCACCAGTGCATATATTTATTTTTTGTCAGTCTAATATTGTAGTCATAAAAAAAAGAAGTTCTTATGTATTCCCAGTCTTGAGCGAAATCCATATTAGCTTCTTCTTGATTATTCTGTTCTTGTACTTCTTTACCACAATTTAAGTATTTGAGGGCTATTTGTAACAAATCATTCCAATTTTCAGAATTTTGTAGTCCTTTATCGCCAAATAGCAAATATATTATAGCTAATGCTCTTTCTTCTTCAGATACATCTGTCCTAGCGACTTCTTCGCATTTAAGTGCTACTTTATAGTCAGTGTTTATTTTATATTTCCTGTTTTTAACTTGAGCATATTGTGGGTAATTAGTCATTTGTCAACACATCACTTTCAGCTACTTTGTATTTTTCTTTTATTCTGTCTGTCATATTAGTGATTGTTAATTTCATGTCTTTTTGATATGGTTTTAACATTTCATCGATATCGTCCCACATTTCCCAATATGGATTTTTACCATTTAAGAATTTTCTAGTTCCTCCTTGACCTAAAAACAAATCCATTGCTGTTTCCATTTCTACATAGAACTTTTTCATGGCTTTTGCTTTGGCTTCTTCGTTAGAACTTAGAAGTTGTTTTCCTTTATGGTCCTGTCTTTTGTCTATGATGATAAATTGTGCTTTTAAATTTCTTCTAGCTTGCTCTATTTCATTAACACATCTATTATATTTCAATGGTAATTCAATATCTCCTAGATCAAATTCGATAAATACTTCATTTCCAAATTCGTCCTTTAAAATGTTTCCATCTTCATCTTGAAAACCTAATTTTAAGATATCTTGTCTTTGCTTTAATTTAATATATTCCATGTTTCCTCCAAAACAAAAACACTTACTTTCATGTAAGTGTTTTTCATCGCTTTTATTTTATAATTTCGCAATTATTTAATGATACCGTTGTGGACAATAAAGTTCCTCTACATTCCCCTTGTATAGTTATTTGTTGTCCCTTCTTCAATTTTGCAACTTCTGACTCTTGTGATTTCTTAAATGTTATTCTTATATCTTGAAAGCTGTACTTTTCTCCAACATGAAATGTTATGTAGGTATTTCCTGCAATTTCTCTATCAATATTGTCTACTTTGCCTGTTAGTTGCAATGTTTTTCCTTTATATTTAGCATCTGCTGCAATTGGATTATCCATATACTCCTTATGCAGTACTTCGTAATTCATTTTTAGTATATCCTCTTGCCTTTCTTGTGTCTTGTCTTCATTACTATTTATATTTCCTCTTGTAGCAATATTCTCACTATCTCCACTTATTGCTGTTCCTATGATTCCAACAGCTAAAAATATAATTATTAGCCAAAACCACCATTGTTGATACACTTTCTTTTTTGTTCTAACTGTATTTGCGGTATTGATATTATAATTTATTGTCTGTTGTTGACTTACTGTATTTCCACAAAATTTGCATACTCTTGAATCATTTGAGATCTCTTTTCCACATTTATTACAAAACATAATATAATCCCCCTTTTTACTGAAGATTATATTATGTTTTTATTTTATAGTCAACATTTATCTTAAAAGTTAATCTACTCAACATCTAAATTAGCTGGCACTTGTTCTGTAGTTGTCTCTTCTGTGAAATTTGGTTTTCCATCTGCAAATGTAACTGTACCGAACTTTGGATCGCCAGTGTAATGTATGTTGTAATTAATTTTAGCTGTGTCGCCACCGTTAGAACTTATTTCGATCGCTACATTCCATAATCTTGCACGATATTTTGGTGCAGTTGTTTCATCTGTTACATGATACTTGTCAATTTCAAGCAATGTAGTTTTTGCTTTTGCTCCTGTTGCAAGTCTGTATCTAATATCATCTATAAACTCAAAAACAGGGTCATTCTTATATGCTGTTTGCTCAACGCCTGAAGTAACGCCATAACTATCTATTTCTTTTCTCTTGTTCTTTTCTATAATCCACTTTTCTTCTGAAACTTCTGCATTGTATTCATTTGATTTATCAGCAGTACCTACACCGATTATTGCCCAACTAGGAGTTGTCTCATTAGGTTTTGTATTTAAAAACTCAACCCAGTCATCTCTATTTAATTTTTGTATATTTTCTGGTATTGCAATATCTTTGTTTGACATTTGTTTTTCCCTCCTTTATTAAATTTTTGTATAGTTTAAATAGCATTGGATACGATAAATAGCTTCATTTGCATTAGTTGCAAATATATAGCCATTTGTCGTTGCTCCAATTTCATATACTCCAGACACATCTGGAAATATCTTATTTTTGTTGTTTGTTTCTAACCAATTTTTAAAGTTTGCAAAAAATTTAGAATTATCTATGTTGTTTTGGATATCCTCGTTCCAATGCAACTTGCTGTCAAAAGTAAATAAGAATTGATTTTCAGAACCATATAGAAACTTATTCATAACTGGATTGTAGCCTGCATTTTCATTAATAGAATACGTAACTACTTTATCTATTAAATATTCAACATTTAATTCAGCATATTCCTTTAAGAATGGACATTTTGCTATATATTCTCTTACTTTATCAATTATTACTTCTGCTTCTTCCATTACTTATCTATCTCCTTTTGTCCTGCATTTAAAATATCAGGAAAATGGTCCGCTAACATTCTTTCAGTGAAGTGGTCGCCCCTTAATGCACCACCATGATAGTTTAGCTTTTTACCACTTGGAACTTTCTTTATTCCTGGTCTACTCCAATATCTACCACTTACTGGGTCGTGAAATGCTCCTTTTCCTGTTTTTGGATCTACGTACACTTCACCTTCGTTTTGATAATGTGCATGTGGAGCATTAATATTAATTTCTCCAGAACCTACTCTTGTAGAATTATACATACTTGTTATCATTTGCATTTCTTCGTCCATTGGCATATATTTATCTAAATACCCCATAAAAGCACTATCAATAACCTTTTGTGTTCTTCCACCCTCTAAGCCATATTTGTCTACAATTTGCTGCTTTTGAATATTACTGAAAGCTACTTCATAACTAATCTTCATACTATGCTCCTATTACAACAAAATGTTGCATATCTTCAGAGCCATAATCTTTTGTTGCTATATTAGTTATTTTTATAACATTAGAAGAACCGTATTTTTCTAGTGCTTGCGTAGTCGTTAGAACATCACTTATAAAGCCTTTTATTAAGCAGTCGTCTGGTTTTAATGTCCATGTCTTTTGTTCTTCTTCAAACTGCTCTGGACTTTGATACTGTTCATTTCTACTATCATTAATGAGTATTCTTGCACTTAGCCCATCTGCCTTTGTTATTTGCGTCCCATTTATTGATATTCCATTGTCGGAACTCCAAAAACCTTTTATATGACTTACTTTGTATTTAGAAGTCTTAGTTTCTTTGTCATAGTACTTATTGATAACAGTTATGTCTTTATCAAATATATCTTCCATCGACACTCACTCTCCTGTTTAATAAGCCTGTAAACAATAGATTTTTTTCGATTTCTTCTCTTATTTTGCTTTGTTGGTTAGAAATTTCTAAATCTAAAT